TCTTTAGATATGCTGGTAAACTAGAATCACTACCTTGTTTAGTAGAAGATTTTGTATACGACGATATAAATTTATCATCTGGCAATCAAATGGTATCTGCTGGATTAAATAATCTTTTTGGTGAAATCATATGGTTCTATCCAACTTCCTCATCATCTGTTGTAAACAGAATGGTTGCATATAACTATTTTGATTCTTCACCACAAAGGCCGGTTTGGACAAACGGAACACTGGCTAGAACTATGTGGGAGGACTCTGCAGTATTTAACAAACCACATGCTTTAGAATATAGTGCATCGGTCGACACATCTTTTGATGTTGTTGGTAATACTGAAGGGTCAACCATATACTATGAACATGAAACAGGAACTGATCAAGTTCAAGGTGGTGCCACAACTGCAATAACTGCAAACATATCTTCTGGAGATTTTGATATTACAGCACAGAGAGCTCCAACAGGACAACAGACTGGTGTTGCAACACTTAGAGGAGATGGTGAATTTATAATGAAGATTAGAAGATTTATACCAGATTTTATATCTCAAACAGGCAATACACAAGTTACGTTACAATTAAGAAATTTTCCAAATGATAGTCAAGCTAGTTCATCATTAGGACCATTCACTGTAACATCATCTACACAAAAAGTAGATACACGTGCAAGAGCTAGAGCTATTGCATTAAAAGTAGCAAACACAGGATCTAGTCAAAGTTGGAAGTTAGGAACTTTTAGATTAGATATACAACCGGATGGACGTAGATAATGGCAAAGATAGTACAAGTATTAACAAGACCTAG